TGATTCAACCTTATTTAACAATTATTTATATTATTAAGACGTAGGAGAAAATATGGCGACAAGCTCAACATGGACAATAGTATTTGACGATAAAACAGTAATTAACCAAGGTGTATTAAATGCTGATGGACATCCAATAGCTTACAAAATAGAAGATGATTCTTTTTGGAGTGATTCTAAATTCTCAAATATTTGGGCCATTCAATATGGAACTTCTATAACTTCTGATGAAGTAGAGTATAAAGATACAACACCTCACTCATCTTTTGCAGATGCTAATATAGGAGATATTAGTCAGTTTTCAAATAAATGGGATTCAGCTCACTTAGCTCAATTACAAGCTGATTGGGATAATAATAATGGTGATACCTATGATGATAGTGGAAACGTAACACACACAGAAACTGAAGAAGAAAAAATCGCTAGATTAGGTGCAAGACCTACATCATACTCCTCTTAGATTCATCCAAGAAGTAAGTATATATTTTTCACCAGATAGAGGTGGATTGCCTCTATGAACATATGGAAAGGCCGCTGGCCATATTACAACCCTACCTTGTTTAGGTTTAATTCTTTGTGAAAAATGTAAAAACTCTGTTTCTCCACCTTCTTCAACATCGTTTAGATAAACAGAAAAAGCAAAAGCTCTAGGTTCTCCTTTTGCACCACGCATATGTTCTATATGCCATTGATGATATCCTTCTTTGGGTAGAGTTTTTTGTATTTTTAATTGAGTAAAATGAAAATCACAATGATCATACGCAGCGTCTCCACCAGTTTCTTGTAAGTAATGATTAAAAGTAGAGTTATAATTAATAATTAATGATTTAAGATCCTCCCACCAAATATCTAAATTTATAGCAGAGGCGAAAAATTGTGTATCTTTTTTTTGAAGATTATTAGAATTTTCAAATTGTCTTCTATCTAAAGTTCTTTTAAATTTATTTTCGTTTTCAAATAATTTAATGGCTGTGCTACATTCTTGTGGGGTTATATAGTTATCATAAACACCAATAAAATTATTTATATTTACTGTTTTTTCCATATTTTTTTCATCTTTCATAATTTATATAAGTGTTATATAAGGTATATTATGCTACAAAAATTGAATTTCAAGGCAGGATTTAATAAACAAGACACTGAATCGGGAGCTGAAGGTCAGTGGACTGATGGTGATTTTGTTAGATTTAGATATGGATTACCAGAAAAAATAGGAGGATGGTCACAATTAACCGCAGCCTCTGATACTCTTCCAGGAGCAGCAAGAGCCCAAGTTGCTTTTTCTAGTTTTGCTGGTGAAAAATATGCAGCCATAGGAACCTCTCAAGGTTTGTTTTTATATTATGGAAATGCTTTTTATGATATTACTCCTTTAGATACGGCTATCACAGGATGCACTTTAACGACAGTAAACAATTCAAACGTTATTACAGTTAATAAAGGATCTCATGGATTAGCTGTAGGAAGATATGTCACTTTATCTGCCGTAACTGTAACAGGGGCCAGTGCATATACAGCTGCTGATTTACAAAAAGTATATGAGATTTTAACTGTACCTGATGTTGATAAATTTACTATACAAGCTGCTAGTGTAGAAACAGGTTCTGGAATGACTGCTGCTGGAGCTGCAACAGTCAACCCTTATGTTATCGTAGGACCAACTATACAAACAGGGGGTTATGGATGGGGTACATCTACGTGGAACGTTGAAACCTGGGGCACGGAACGATCTACAGGTTCAGTAACTCTAGGTGCGGGTAACTGGAGTCTTGATAACTTTGGTGAAGTTTTAGTTGCAACAATATTTAACGGTGAAACCTTTACGTGGAATGCAGGAGCATCAAATGCTAGAACTATTAGAGCTTCAAAATCTACATCTAATTTTCAAACCACAAATAATCCAACTGCTACTAGATTTACATTAGTGTCTGATAGAGACAGACATTTATTTCATTTTGGAACGGAGACGACTATTGGTGACACCACTACGCAAGACCCTATGTTTGTAAGATTTTCTAATCAAGAAGATCTAAATACTTACACTCCCACTGCTACAAATACAGCTGGAACTTTTAGACTTGATACAGGTAACGAAATTAGAGCAGCTCTTCAAGGTAAAGATTATGTCTTTGTATTAACTGATCTTGCTGCATACGTAATACAATTTGTTGGTCCACCATTTACTTTTTCTGTAAGGCAGGTTGGTACAA